TTTAAAAGTTTTATGCTTCTTTTACAAATTCCTGCATGATTGCAATTATCAAGTAACCATTGCCAAATGATTCGGTAATCATTATTTAATGATATATACCAGTCATCCTTCCATTTTTCGGTATCAGTAAATCTTTTACTCATGTTTACCTCCTAATGGTGCTATAGATAAAAAAATATTTAATTCATCTATTAATTCATAAATATCAGACTTTGTTAGATGCACATGAGAAAGTGAGTCATCATCTGAAATTGAAATTTCAATGTAATCATCAAATAAATTTACTTCTAATTCACTTTGATTTGTTTCGCCATTAAATGTTTTTCTTGTCATAAAATTAAATAGGCACCCAGGTACGAACTGGATGCCATGTTTAGATTTCTCTAAAATAAATCTGTAAATGGTTCGTACTTCATTTACAAATCGTAAGCAAATATACACTAAAATCCTGTTTGTTCGGTCCAATGTGGATAATATTTTAAAGTACCATATACCATTAAATAGATACTTTTCACTTTTTCTCTAAAAAATTCGTCAACTTCTAAATAATTATTAATCTTTTTAACAGCGTGAATAATAGTAGCGTGATCCCTATGATTCATTAAGAAAGCTATACTTTGCAAACTCATGTTCAAATGCCTATCATGCCTTAATATATGAGCTATAATATGCCTTGCTTCTACTAATTTTTTATACCTTAAATGGCCTAATACTAAAGATGGACTTGCACTATAAAATTCGCATACTTTATTAATAATCTTATTACTGTTTAATATTTCAGTCTTTACTTCTATACCATGTTCTATACAAGGTGAGCAAAATTCATCTAATTCGTTCATAATGTTTTAATTTGTTTTTTAATTGTTAATGATTTTTCTTTACGTTCCTTGTAAGATTTACCTCTTAATTCTATTTCTTGTTCCTGAATTTTTTGCCTTATCCTTCTGATGCTTTCAGGGCTTGAATGATAGCCATTACAAAAGTTTTTAAGGAATTGATGAGCAGTAATATTATGTAAGCTTTGTTCGCTTTCATTGTACCAAATAGAAGCTATTAACTTGTTATCTGAATCCCTTAAATGTGGATGCTTAATAAGTAAATCTTTTACTTTAAGTTTGATACTGTCGTTTAATTTAATCATGATATTCGTTAGTTGCAGGACATAACCAACAATCTACTTCATTGATGTTGAACATATCCGGATTAATAAATTCTGATAATTGACTACAAATAAAGTTTACCCTATAAAAGCTTATACCCAATGAAGCAGCTATGTCGTTTCTATCTATTCCACTTTTAACAAGGTCTAATATTCTTTTATTCTTTTCAGTTAAGCTTACCATTGCTTTAAGTTTATAAGGTCATTAAATGTGGTTTCTGCTATTGCTTTATTTTTAGCTTTAACATATCCGTATATCATAACTTTCTTTTCGCCTGGTTCTTTAACTAACCATGGCTTTGGCTTAAACTCTTTTTTTGGACTTGCTTTCATTTTTGGTTTCATGTTTTATTTCTTTAGGAATAAATGTGTGTGATAATAACTCTTTTTGTATGTGGAACTTTTCGCCTGATTCATGGAGCACAAGTAGCATTTCTAAATTGTTATCTAATATAGCGACTTTGTCGCCTCTAACTCCATATACTTTGCGACTTGCAGCTCCTTTGATTTCAGTATTTAAATACATCCATATCATTTGCTTAATGTTATTTTATATGATGAAGTAGAAGTTTTAGTAGGTGGATATACTCTCACTATTTCATCTCCAATAACTACTTCCATACCTTCGGCAGGAATAGTCTTTAACCATGCTTTACGGTCTGAAATTAGCGTTTCTATTTCTACAAGTTTACTTTCTACTTCTATAAGTGCTGAATCATTGCAACCGCTATAATCGTATTTAGTGCCTGTTTCGGCTAGTTCTATTTTAGCACCTGAAGGATTAGTTATATCCTTGCCATTCTTACCTACTTCTTCTCTTACGTATTCAGTAAAGTCTTTACTGGACCTAACCTCTTTTATAAAGTTTTCCATAACTGTAAGAGCTTCAGCTGCTTCTAATATCCTTCCGTTATTCATAAGCTCGTTAACTGAAGATTGAGCTATTACTTTTATTTGTGTCTTTGTAAGACCTGATGTTAATACTGGTAGCATAGTTTAGTTTTTAGTTGTTAATAATGTTTCTACTTCTTTAGATAATTTAAAAGCTAGTTTAATTTTAGCGATGGTTGTTTCTCCAGCGTCAAGTTTTGCCTTTGCTTTATTAAAGGTGTCGCTTCCTTTATTTAACCATGGCTTTTCAGGTTCAGTAGGTGTACCGTTTCCGTAGGTAGCTTTGTTTCCGTCATCATCTTCATCAATGTTTAAGGTGAGAATAGCAGCTAAAGCATATCTTCTTTGATAAGTTAAGCATGAACCCCTTCCTTGTGGATCATCTTTTACAGGTTTCATTTCATAGTTACATTCTATCCATTCTCCGCTTTCGCCATGAATAAGGATTGAAGTAAGTCCATTGTCGCCATTTGGAAACTGTGTTACAGCTAATCCTGATTCAATCAATGGCTCGTTAATTCCATCAAGTATATTACTTAATGAAGCATAGGAAGATTTAAAGAATGGATTCTTTGCGTCTTTCTTAATGGTGTCTACTTTAAGCTTGAATAGTATCAAAGCTTTGGCAAGGTTTCCGATGTTGTTACTTTTGTTCATTTGTGTTTTGTTTATGGTTTAAAATTGGTTGTCCTACTTTAAAAATGTATTGTCTATTTGTATTTTTCTTTGATAATTCTAGAAGCAGAGTTATAAGGTTGCTGTGCTTCTTCTTCTTGTTCATTTGTTTCAGGTTCATTGTAATCTGATAATTGATAGATTAAGTAATAGGTTGCGAATATTCCAGCGGCTAAAAAGATAAAGCAGAACATCATAATAAAGGTTTTTGAAGTGATAAAATGTAGTTTTTTAAGCTGTCAAGTATTAGTATTTTTTCATCATGTGAAGCTGATGAATTTCTAATAGATTCCATTAATAATTCCCAAGTGTCTTTCATGTTGTTTAGTTTAGTTGTGAAAAATAAAGTAAAATAAATGTGTAACTCCAATAACTGTAGTAACGATAATTGAAGTGATAATTAGTAAAGCAATTTTGAATTTAATTTTTTTCATTTGTTTAGTTTTAAGGTTAAAAAAATGTGCGTTGTGTCTGTCGCACCCCAGCGTCTTTGGTCAGTTTGATAAATCAAAGATATATACATTAGAGTTCTAAAACAAATATTTTAGAAAGTTTTTTTAAAGTTTTTTTATTGGTACGCTGAAAGCCCTATAAACATTGAGTTATTATAAAAAGAAATATATTTAAATAATAAAAAAAGGGGTAACCCCCCAAGCGCACCCCAATCACTCCAAAAGATTATAATAGAAAAAAAAAGGACCGAAGTAAAAACTTCAGTCCGATACTAAAACAAAACTATGAAAAACCCCCTATGAAAAAAGCTAATCTTCCTGATCTTCCTCAAATAGTTCATCGTGCATTTCATTAATGCAGTCATCAATTATTCTTAATGATTTTCGTAATATTCTTTTTATTCGCCTTGCACCTTCCTTACTCATTATACCTGTATCCATTCCTTCAATAGCAGAAATAGCGTAAAAAGCACAACTAATATAATCACTTCGTGTGGTCATTTCAACCTCACCTTCTAGTAGTAATTGTTCTTCCTGAATTATTTCATCTTCAGTAGGTTCTTTAATTTCATCCATTAGTTTTGATTTTTAAGTATTTCTAAATCAGGTCTTTCTTCATCTACTCGCCTTCCCATTTGTTTAGCATTTATTCTTATAGAATTTTGCCTACGATATTGCTTACATAAACTTTCAAGCAAAGCTATTCTTTCACTCATTGGATATACAGCTAATAAACTGTCAATTATTTTTCTCATGTTTTTATTTGTCGGTTTTAGTATGTGTTTTAAAACAAGTCTTGCAGATGTATTGCACCTTCTTTGCTCCGGTTGCACTCGTTCTTCTTTTACTTATTGTTATTTCATCACTGCCACATTCAGGACAACTTCCCCTATCTTGCCCAAAGGTAACTCCGTAATGCGTTTTTGCTTCAATATGTAATGATAATTCTTTAAACACTTTCTCCAATACTATCACATCCATTTTACAATACTTTACCATTTTAGCCATAGACACTTTACACTTATTGAGCATAATGTCCTTCCACATTCCGTAATCTGTTTTTATCTTTTGCCCTACACCTAAAAACTTGGCTATATAATCTAACTTATTTGAATTGAATTTAAACTTTGATCTACTTATTTTTAATGTATCAATTGTAACGTATTTTGGGAACATTGGTATTCGGTGATATAAACACCTAGTTCTTACCCATGCCAAGTCAAATCTATCCCCATTGTGTCCTATAAGTTCATCAGCTTCATTTGCGACCTTTACAAACTTTTCTAATAGCTTTTTATCGCATTGTTTTGAATCCCATTCTAAAGAATGTACTTCTTTGCTATCTTCCCACTTATAACAAATACACATGATAGCCCTTTCTTTAATAATGCTTTCAGGACCAATATTTAATTTGAATCCTGACTGCCAAAATAATCCAATATTAGCTGAAACTTCAATGTCAAAGAATAAACGTTTTCGGTTAGTTCTGACTTGTTTTAAATTCATATTGTAAAGTATAGATTTGCTTCAGCTGTCCTTCTTCTAGTTAAACCTTTCTCAAATGAACTGCCTTTATTAACCCATCGCATTAGCTGCTCTCTTACTTTAACATCATTTGGATTTACTTTAATTATTTTAAGTAGTGTGCTTTTTGTAAATGCTCCCACTCCTACGTTATAAATAAAGCTTAATAAAGAATCAAATTGATTTTGATTTAAATTTAACTTTTGTAAACATACCGATTTTTTTTCAAGCTCCCACATTAGTAACTTTTCTGCACCTTCTAAAGTTATCACTTCGCCTATCTTAACTTTCTTTGAATCGTTCCACATAGTAGAACCATAGCCAATTGTAGGAACTCCAGCAGGGCATAAATAACTTTTAAGAAATAACCCCTCAAATTTCTTTATTAAATCAATGCACTTTGAACTTGGTAACATACGCTATAATTAAAATTAAAAATAATAATAACCAAAAAGATATTTTTAAAAATACCTTATACTTAACCTCATACTTTGCCCTATCTATTAGAGCATTATCCCTTTCAATAGTAATACTAATTAATTTAGCATTATCTATTTTGTATATTGTATCGTGTATTACCGGATATTTGCGTATCACATCCCTATACTTTGTCACTATTTTTTGCCAATTTGTGACAAGTCTAATATTGGCAACTGTGTCAAACTTTATTAAGGTGTCTATTTTAAGCTGATTTAAGCTATCAACTTGCTGAATCCATAACTTGTATTGACTTGAATCAGAAATGGATTTAAATGGCTCGCAAGGATACCACAAAGCACATTTCTTTGCAGTTGCTTCAGCATAGATTTCCTGTGCCTTATTTAATTGCTTATTCGCTTTCTTGACTGAATAGCAAGAAGTAAACAAAAATAAAAGTAAAATATATTTTGCCATCTAAATAAGTTTATTATATTTGCAGCACGGAATATTTCCGAAGATGGTCTAAAATTGCAAAGGGAAAAGGAGCTAATTTATGTTAGCTCTTTTTTTATTTACCTGTAACGTCATGATCCTTTGACAAGAAACCTAAAGCGGCTAAAGTACCTGCAAACACTAACTTACTGATAGAAGCACCGTCTAAATGGTATCCTGTACCTTCTACGATTGGTTGAATTGCAACGATAACAGCTAATAATAATCCTACTAAACTTGTTTTGTAACTTTTCATTTTATATATTTTTTGATGAATTTAATAACTCCAGGTAAGTTGTTTATGATGCTTGATAAACTTGCTGCAATAGCAAAGAACCCAAGCACTTGGGAAGAAGTTAAAAACGTTCCTATTGATAATCCCCAAATAGTAATAAGGTCTAAATGCTTCATTAATTATAAATTAAATATTGTAAGTTTTCGGTAGGTAGTTCACAATCTGCTATCTCAAATACTTCAGGATGTTCAACAATACAAGGATGTTCTTCTAAAGGTTTATCCCAATCTCCTATTAATACTACTGTGTATGTTGTTAAATCTTTTTGTCTTATATGTATCATAAAATATTATTGTGCGAAGTATTGAATTGTTGCTCTTGCTGTTATGTATCCACTTGTTGCTGCCCTGTAAATATTTATTTCATAACCTGTACCACCTGCATTTATTTTTAGTTCCGATATACCACCTGCAATTACTGTACCCATCCCAGCGGTAGTTATTCCTGTTGCTAAAGTTCCACTTCCTTCATATAAAAAAGAACCATTTGCTGTTGAACCTGTAGGTATTTCAGGGGTAGGACAATCGGAAGGTAAAGTACAAGTAACAAGTGATAAAGATGATCCGGCTGTAGCGTAAATTAAAGTAATTCTTAAAGTAACTAATTTACCGACTTGCTCCCATCTATAAGAATGATTAGTAGCTCCACTTGGTGCAGTTGTTCCTGTCCATACTATTGTTCCGGTGTATGCTTTTTGTGCAGAATCTCTGAATGTTTGCGTTGATTCATTTGCTGCTGCATTTGTGTTATTAGCATTCATAGTATAAGCAGCTGCAAACTTTCTTGAATAAGGAGTTAACATAGAAGCTGTATCCGATATATTAACCTTTAAATTTATTCTTGTACTTAAAGTTGAAGTATCAGTTTTTCTTAAATATTTTGAAAGCATAGCTGAACTATCACTAATCTTTACAAATCTATTACCCATAGCAGTAGTAGGATCTACATCGTGCCACAAGCTATCAACTCTGCTAAATTGCAAAATAGTTGAATCCAAAGGAATTAAAGCTATTTTAACATCGCTTAATTCATCTAATTGGAATCCGTTTCTTATAGATATTTGAATTGTGCCTGTTACTGGATGTGCTTTTGTTACCGTTCCAATAGCTACATAATGATAAGGAGCTAAAGGTTTAGTCGTTGTATATCCACCTGCTACCGTAGGACTTAAATATAAAGTCTGCCCATCGGTATAAGTATTTGTAGGTAAGTTTAAATTAGTTATTGCTCCCACTTGTATAACTGTACCGCTTGAATTATTTGTTATATCGGTTTCCACTAATCCATAAGTGTAAGCTGATGTACTTTCTCCATTAGCTATTGCTAAAGCTATTGAAGGTAAATTGCTAGAATGAGCGCCATCAATATAAATAACACTTCCTTTAGTTATCGTTGCTCCTGATTTATTGTAAACTGTAGTAATTAATCTTGTAGCATTTGTAACGGTTTGACTAGGAGTTAAAGTTATATCAGTAGTTGTAGTATTCTTAATTACCCTTATCGTGCTATCATTTAATTTAGTTACTGATGTAACGAATTTATTTGTAGTATCTACTATCCGTAAATACTTTGAAAGCATAGCTGAAGTATCTGAAATATTAAGCTTTAAATTTATCCTATTGCTTAATGAAGTAGTGTCAGTAGAACCACCACCACCACCACTACCACCTTTAATAGTATCCCATACCGCTGTTTTAGGATTATAAAAGTAAAATCTATTATTGCATGAATCAAAAGCAATAGCACCAAATTTTAACACATTGCTTTTTAATGTAGGAACTCCACAAAAAGTAGGTATCTGCAAAGTACTATCAAAGCTCATCCTGTGAGCTGCGTAACCGTATTGCGGCATAGATTGATAAACCTGCCCTTTACTAAATAAACTTAAAAAACAAAAAACTACTATTAATATTTTCTTCATGAATTCTTAATAAATTAATTATATACTCTAATTTCTAAACAAGCTATATTCCCTTGACCTAAAAGATTATCAACTCCTGATGAAGTTATAATGATACTGAATTCTTCACTTCTATAAGCTGTAAAACCATATGTACTTACATTATCATCGCTTATTTGATTAGTAAAGCATACTGTTTTATTAGCAGTAAATATTCCATTACCATTTGTATTTAAACTATATAAACCTACTCCTTCATAATAAAATGTAAATGTAGTTGCAGTAAAATCATTTTCTAATATAGTTGCAACAGGAGCATTAGTTGAAGTTTGACTTAATATAGCAGTATAAACCTGATAAGGTCTATTATATTTGCTATCAACTATATCTACTAACATTTCTCCTACTCTAGTAGCAGTATTTGCATTTGCAGTAGTTTCATCTCTGATAACTTCTGCTTGTTCTAATAAATTTGAATCCGGTTGATGTGCCATATTTTTTTAATTAAATGTGTTATTAAAAGTATTATCAAATATTCCTGTTTTAACAGGAATTGAACAAGCGTCAAAATCAGATACTAAACTAATATTAAAAGTTAACTGCACCCCACTTAAATAATCTTCAAACTTTTCAGTTATTGCAGTCCAACTTATTTGTGGATCTATTGTATAAGGATTATAACCGTTCCTTAATTTGCTTATAATATCAGCTGCTATGCTGTGCATATCTGAAGTAACTTCAGTTTCAAATTCACTCTCTATACCGCTTTTATCTAAAAACCACATCTGAACATTAAACAACTGTTCCCTTCCTATATTATAACCCCCTGAATTTATTGCAAAAGAAGCTAAAGGATAAACAGGTTGATCATCCCAATTTAACCACTCTACCGGTGTCGCAAATCTTACTGTGTTTATCATTGCATGACTTTGCAGTAAGTTTGTTATTTCCGTTGTTAGTTGTTTGTAGGTCATTAAATTTTTGTTTTACTTTGTCTATGTACTCTTTTTTGTACCCTTTACTCATAAATTATTTTGAATTAACGATATAAGAACGTAAACAATTCCCCTGCTAAAGTTATATCACCTGTAGGCAAAGTAACTACACCATTATTAATAGTTAAATAAGCTGTGTCGCTTGTTGGATTCCCTGTTATTATCTTATTCAACCCACTTCTAAAAGCTGAAATAGTTGTATTTCCAACTAAATCATTAACAGTAAAAGTTGTTAATCCTGCTGTAGCTGTGTAATAACTTACCTGTAATGGAAGCGAAGCACCTGCACCTGAACTAATTGATTGATTTAACCAACTACGTTTATTCATATCTGCACCACCTAAATAAATAGGACTTGTATAAGCTTTATGTTCAGGGAATATAACATCTAATCCCATTCCGTAATTCAAATATTCGCCATACAAAGTATAATTTTCCTGAAGGTATTTAATCATTCTTTGATTATAAAACTCTGCCATACTTTTATACTTCTGCTCTATTAATTCTAAATCTGCTCTAGAAGGTGTGTTACTTTCTTCAGCTGTCTTTTGTAAGAAACCTTTAGAAAATAATTGGTAACCCATAGACATAGGAAGCATTGACATAGTAAACCATATCAAAGCATCGGTTAA